AAATATGTAAGATAAAGATTATTATGAAAATGAAGAAGAACTTAGAAACGAGATGAGTAAAGCCGAGAAAAAAATTAGAGAGACAAACCCTGATTCAAATGATGGAAACATAGATTTATTAGTTGGTGATTATATGGAAGAACAAGATAATGCCAGAGGAATTGAGGATGACGCATATGGTAGCGATGACGCATATGGTAGCGATGACGGATATGATAATGATGAATATGATAATGATGAATATGATAATGATGAATAAAATACTTCAAATTATTAAACATTACGTGTAATAAAATAAATAATTCAGTTTTATTACACTTTTTTTAAATAAGTTATATATAAGATAAGATGATTAAAAATTATGTTAGAGAAAATCTCTCTTTGTCTGCTATAATTTTATTTTTATTTATTTTTGGGTTAATTCAAATGAGTAAACCAATGTGTTTTTATAATAAAGACGGAAGCATAAGACATTTTGGAATTGGATATAAAAACAAAACTATATTGCCCATTTGGCTATTGTCGATTGTTTTAGGAATTTTATGCTATTTATTTGCGTTAGTTTATACATCAAGAACTAAATTTTTTTAGTAATTATCATACTCCCTATATTTTTCGTGCTGTTGAAATAAAACTTCGCCAAATATATCAGAATGTTTTTTATCTTTCATCTTTTGAAGTTTTAATTTTACAGAAGTTTCTTTTTGTCTAAGTTTGTTTTCTTTTTGTTTGCTTATTTTTGTTTTATTTTCTATATTGACATTTTTTTTGTGAGCGGTATTATTGTCTAAATTACTATTTCTTTCTCTTTTATCATTAAAAAATTGTTTCATTAAAGCAATCTCACTTTCTTCAATTATTTTTCTCTCTTCCATTTGTTGCAGTTGTTTTTTATTTAGAGTATTTTCCATTAAAACTATATAATGTTAATATCTAAATAATTATAATTTATTTATTTATTATTTATTATTTATTATTTATTATTTATTATTTATAATTTATATATTATTTAAGAGGAAAGTGTGTAAGTTGTTCCTGTAGCTAACGATTTTTGTTGATTGGCTTTTTGTTCCGCATTCTTAAACTGCTGATAATTAGCTTCCATTGTTTTAGGATTTGACGCACAACCTCTTGTTGTTATTTTAAGTTGAACAAGTGCTGTTAATAATAAACCTGTATACATATACCACATTGCTTCTCCAACATTGTCTCTTGTTACAACTATTTCAAACAATTCGTCTCTAATTTTTATTGTCTCAGGATTGTCATTTTGGTATTTTGGTTTAAATAAAGATTTTTGCAATAGTTCCCAATAAGATTTAAAATTTGACGGAACTATTTGATTAATTAATATGGATGCGTTTCCGCAAATTTTAATAATAGTATCTGCTGCTGTCATCATGTCGTCCTTTTGTTCAGTTGTTAATGTTTTATCTTCATCAATTTTCTTTTGAACCGTTGGATCAACTAGCAACTCAGTTAACACTTTATTGGCCGAACTGGAAACCCAATAATATCCAACAACGTCTGAAAAAGCTGATTTAAATCCGGGATAAATAGTAAGAATTACAATTATAACACCAAAAATTAATGTCCACGGCAAAAATGTCAATACGCCAGACGCGCCTATATTTTCTGTTATGCTCCCTCCACAGGTTGACGCAATTATAGAAGCGTTTACCATAAATTGAATCACCATAACTAATAATAAATAAATAGCTAAATACATATAGTTATTAGTTTTGTAAGTTGTTTCCTGAATAGGGTCAGATAGTATTTCGTATGTATAACTAGGCTTAAGAGCCAAATAATAAAATATTGTAGTTAATAAAAATGTTATAATATTTAAATAAGAATTAGCCATATAAATAATATGTATAATTTATTTTATAATTTTAACAATAATTACTATGGATTATGATAATTATTCAAATCAGGGTTGGGATACTTCTAAACCATCCCTCACTGAACCTGGTGTAAAATATTTTTTACATCAATCTCTAAAACAATGTCATATTGTTAGAAATAAATTTCATAATATGATATTCAATGTAGGATTATTAATAGGTTTCTTAATAGTTTTAGCATTAATTCTAATTTATAAATATAAAGGAAAATTATCACCTATTGAATTAGCAAAAAAAAGTAAAGAAAAACAAGAGTATATACTCTCTAAGGTTCAGAGATTTCAACAAGCAAAACGGGTTGCTCATCAAGAATTAATAACTGGGTTGCCTTCTTGGGAAAGTGAATATGATATTATACATTCGAAAAAAAGCAATTGAATTAAAATAAGCAATTGAATTTAATTTATAAATAATTTATTAAACATAATATATAATGAGCGAAACATCAAAAACAATACATGAAGTAAAAGAAACATTAAATGAATACTTTAAACTCAAACAAAAATACGAGTCCGGAATTTTGGCAAACAAAAAAAAAATAATGAATAACAAAGATTTAAGCAATAGAGAGAAGAGACGCGAATTTTTGAAACTGAAACCCAAATGTATTAATTGTAAAAGACCTGGCGGAACTATATTTAAAATACTATTTAAGGAGGATGACGACAATACAGATTCGTACAGAGAATATAATGCTTCGTGTGGAATAATAGCAAACCCGTGCGATCTAAAAATTAAAATTCAGTGCGGAACAACTGAATTATTTACTGACATTCTACAAAAAATGGAAAATGACATTAAAAATATCAAAAATGAAATAATTGATGATAAAAATAAATTATTATTTGGTTTTATAGAGACAGAAGAAGCTATAAATAGATTTGAACAATCTAAAGAACTTATTACTATGTATACATCATATTATGATGATTATCTTACTAAATATAACTCTATTTTTGATAACGAGGATAAAAAGAGACAGCTGGAAGAAGAAACAACTAATTCATATATTCAAATTAATTTAATTAAGGAGTGCATTAAAAAAAGCAATGAAACAGGTAACAACTCTTTCATAAGAGACGCAATCCAAATTTATGATACATCGTTAATGCCTATATTAAATACAATTCGCAATTTAAAATATAGTGAAAATTATGTTTATCACAACGAAAATAACAACTCACGGAATTTAATACAGAATAAATTTACTCTTTCAAACATGTTATACTCCGGTTTCCAAAGCAGTGTAATTAATTATGAATTTGGATACAACCCTAAAAATAAGGAATTGAGTATCAAAACAGATGAAGACCACATTGATGAACAAAGTAAAGCAAATTCAGACATTTCGAGTGACGAACCAATATACGAAGACGGAACTGTTAGTTGGAATAAACCGCAATACAAAAAACTATGGGAGAAACTGCCAATTAAATTTAAAACAACTATAATTCCTGATAAAGAATGGATGAATGATTTTATGTTTACGTGTGTAAATGCAAGAAATAAAGGAAAACCTTGTGAAATTATTGCTCCGAAAAATTTGATTATTCCACCAAACAAATTGGAAGATGAAACATACGATTTTGGTGTTAAAATTTATTCAGATGTATTTAATAATTTGAACGCATCTACTAAAAACACTTATTTATCATTATTTACAACAAAAAATGGAGAAAAAGATTATAGTTTGTTAATTAACACGATGAACAATCTCGTTGCCAAAGAAACAAATTTTGAAAGTGGATATTTTTAGAATTATTATATTTTATTATACTTGTAAAATATATATGATATTAAATTACATTTCATTGCCTGTATTTTTAATTAGCTTTGCGATTGGAATATTTTTTATTTATATTTTAGGACCAGAAATGAAAACGATTTATATTTATCCCACACCAGAAAATGTTAATAAATTTTTATTTAAGGATAAGGCAGATAATTGTTTTTATTTTCAAGAACAGCATATTTCGTGCCCTAAGAACAGTTCCTTAATATCTGATATACCAATACAAACGTAAAATATGGTTTATATTTTGTAATAATTATTAAGCAAAAAAGATACTCTCATTATACAATAATGGGGATACATCTTGGAAAGTTTGTTCATACCAAATCTGGAAAAACAATAATGTCTATATTGTTAGGGTTTGGTTTAGCTTCACTTTTTAGAAGCGTTTGTAAAGATAAAGATTGTTTGTCATTTTACGCACCACCTTTAGAAAAAATTAAGGATAAAATATTCAAATCTGGGGAAGAATGTGTTAAATATTCACCCACACCAACAAAATGTGATTCCAATGTTAAAACGGTCAATTTTAGGTAACTGTTTTGCGTAATTATTGCAATCTAATCATTCTTTATAATAAATATGAGTGATTCAACAAGCATTTTAGATTTGCCAACAGATCCAGTTGGAGGGGGGAAATCTGACAATAATATTAAAATTACCGCCAATGAAAATCACACCCCTCCGATATCTGCTGGTATGACACTTGATCAAACAACTATTAGTCAAATAGTTAACGGTCTTCAGCAAGCAAGTTCGTCAGGCGCAACACAACTTCCTTCTAGAGATATTCCTATGGCGACAACTGAACACAATACAGACCCGCAAATTCAACCGAATTACGTTCCCAAAACAGAAACGCACATTGACTATATTAATGACCAAGAACAAACAAATGATATGATAAATGAATACAATAAAAATTATAATAAACAAAATTCATTAGATGATATGTATAATGAAATACAAACACCTTTATTGTTAGCAATTCTTTATTTCTTATTTCAATTACCATTTTTCAGAAAATTTTTATTAGGTTATTTACCTATTTTATTTTCGAATGACGGCAATTTTAATATGAACGGATTTATGTTTACTAGTATTCTTTTTGGAATGTTATATTATACACTCAATAAAATAACAAGACATTTTGGAACGTTTTAACCACGTTTTATTATAAAAAAATTTATGCCTTTTTATAATAATTAAATGATAAATGATTATGTAATTAAATTAATAGAAAATTTACCAGTTGATATAAAAAATGTAAATGAGCCAATTAAAATGGACCTAGTATTAGATGGTGGGATATTTAACGGTAGTTATCTTGTAGGCGCATTATATTTCTTAAAAGAAATGGAAAATAGAAAGTATATTAAAATAGAACGTATTTCTGGATGTAGTGTTGGGTCTATTGTTGGGTTTTTATATTTCATTGATAGTCTTGACTTGATGCCCAAATTGTACGATTTAATTAATACAGAATTTAGACAAACATATAATCTTAATCTTATTAAGGAGTTAAAAAAACATTTATTAGACCGTATTCCAGATGATATATGTGTAATAATAAATGATAGATTATATATTACCTATAATAACATTAAAAAAAATACAAAACCTGTAAAAAAGAATTATAAAGATGTTGATGATATAATTAACACTATTATTAAATCAAGTTACATACCTTATTTAATAGATGGAAATATTCTACACGAGAACAAATTTATTGACGGAATTACACCCTTTATTTTTAAAGAAAGAGTGAATAGAATTTTACATTTAGATCTTTTTGGAAGCGATAAATTAGGAAACTTATTGAATGTTAGAAATGAAAAAACAAATTACCATCGAATTCTATCTGGATTGCTTGATATACATTCATTTTTTATAAAGAAAACAAATACTTCAATGTGCAGTTATATTAATGATTGGACATATTCTAACACATTTTACAATTACATTAAAACTTTAATAGAGAAAATATGCATTTGCTTAATACACTTGTTACTATTTGTTCAAACAAAAATGCCTCGCGAGTTTAAAGATACTGTATTGTATAAAATATTATCAAAAATATCATATGATATTTTTATTATATTATTGGAAAATTATTGTTTTTAAGTTCAAAATTATTTCATTTTATATTATTAGTAGATATGTCAGATATTCCAATTTCTTCTCCTGATATCCCCGAAGTTTTATCTTTAGATAATAGTGACGAATATTCCAAATATATTTTTATTTTTATTTTTATTTCTATAGTTTTAGCTATATTATTGTATTTCTTTTACAAAAATAGAGAGAAAAAGGTTACATTTCAAGATAAATTAGATAAATGTTACGGAGATGTTTGTTATCGTGAATGATTTCTACGTGTATTTCCACCATAAATCTCTAATATTCCTTTCTTTCTTTTAGTTTTCGTTTTTCTTTTTTTCGCTGTCTTCTTTTTAGCCTTATCTATGATAGTTTTATTTTTAATATCATCAGGTTTATAATTTAAAAACCATTCTTCCATCTCTTTTTTATCACCCTTTTGTTTAACTTCTTTATATTTTTTTGATTTATGTGCGCGCATTTCTTCAATCGTTTCTTGGTGACCATAACACGTAATAGTGAAACGCCTTAGTAACCCCTTCTGTTGTAGTCTATTTTTTTGTTGAACATCAAAAAGGAACTTTGACATACATAATATTCTATCTAAGAAATGATTATAGTATGGCCTATCCGCATACAAAAACGCTAAGTAGAAACTTAACATAGTATCGATTGTTGCTATTTTAAATTTTTTCCCTTTTATGTTTAAAACATTATAACTATGACACGCAATCGGTTTATATATTATAGCAAGCGTATCGTTGCCAATTTGTATCTCATAATGTTCTGGTATTATTTCACCAACCGGTTGTCTTTTAATTATTTTTGTGTTTTTTATATCAATATCTTTTAATCTTTCCTTTACAATTTCAGCAGTTACTTCTGGTTCATTTGATAATACATCAAAATCTGCTACTCTCTCTATTTTATGTTTATAACTTTTGGGCATATATTGTGAATATAACGAAATTCCAAACCCGCCAAAAAATACTACTCCTTGATTTAAAAGAGTATTTTTAACATTTTCATAAATAAGGTCTTCTTTTTTATTATTATCCATAACTCGTTGAAAATCTACATTGTTACAGTTTGTATTTGTAACAGGGAAATGTTTATTTAAAAGTGTTAAACGCTTCATTACTTTTTCCCATCTACTCGTATCTCCTGCGGGTCTTGACAACTCTAAATACATTGACATCCTCAAATAATTTGGTGGAGTATATAAAATGCCAGCAACTCTTATAGCATCCTTTTTAATAGCACCAAATATGTGTTTTTGCAAAAGGGTAATGTCCGCAACCGGTATATAATTCACAAAAACCTTATATGTGCCGTGATGTTGTCCTGCTTTAGCTTCTACATCTTTAAAACCCTTTTTGTAATATATATCTGCTAATTCTTTCGCATCATTTAAAGCATTTGTAGTAAAAAAATCATAATCTGGAATTTCTAAATCTTTATTATAAAACTGGTCTTCTGACGGTAATATATTATTAATTGCTGTCCCACCATAACAAATTAAATTTTTTTTCTTAATAAAGTCTTCTACTACATTAATAATATTTTTAATATCATCAGAATTAACGACGCGTTTTGCCATTTTTTCTTGAGCTTTATCAACTGACATTCTTAATATTGCTAATTCACAATCGGAGAATGTTAAGTCTTTACAAATATTTTTTGATTTCATAGCTTAGTATATATTAGGCAGAATTAATTATTTAATAAAATAAAATGTATCACATATATTTTAGTAATTAAAACTGTAATAATCAGTGCTTGAATTTCGTGTAGAATATGAGTAAGCAGGGTTTTGTGGTGTAGGGTCTGGAATTGTAACTGGAACATATCTTAATTCTTCAGGTTTCAAAGAAAACGCATAACCAGCCCTGTCAAAAAATAAAGCATTCTCCATAAGAAGATTGTCCACAAATTGGTAACGGGTCGCAACCATTTGACAACCATATGCTCTACACAATGGACCGCTTGGATTTTCTGGGTTTATTCCATTATTAGGCAATACAATTGTCATAGCAGTCTTATTGTAATTAGTAAGTTCAACAACGTCCGGATTATTTTTTATATTATAATAATCGCTTGCTCTCATAAAGACTGAATTACTTGTTAGATTTACATATTCTAAAAAATTACTATTTTCTAAAAATGCGTTATTAATGCGATCAACAATTAAAATAACCTTATTTTTAAAATTTAACAAAGGAAGACTTCCTAAATTCTCACCAGAATTCTCAAAACTAAATTCTTTTCCAAGCATAATATCGTCATATGATTTTAATATATTTGCTAATTTTGTATACATATCTTGATTATTACTTTTAATTCTTAAATGTATTAAAAGTGGATCAGTCGGATTAGGACAAGTTCCGCCGGCAAAAGCGTAATTCTTAATTGTCTCCATTACACTTACAAAATTTACTGAATTAAATGTTTCTTTTACATAGTAATTATCTGTTGTGCTAGTAGAAACAACTGGTTGGTCTTTTACAGAATAAATCTCAAAATCTAGACATCTAACTCCTTGTTTTAAAACTGCCTTTAAATTGCAAATATTTACAAAATCATTTTTATAACTTCCGCCAGAACAAGCATTATAAGCGGTTTTAATATAATAATCATATAACTTAAATTTACAATCTGGGTCGTTCTCCGTAATAGGTCTTATGTTTCCATCAACACTTGAATATAAATTATTCATATAATTACATTCACTGTTTTCTAATCTACTTAGATAAATCATGTATATAATGAATGTAATCAATACAATAAAAATAATAGCCAATATCATATAACTTTGAAAATCCTCATCCAAAGATTTTAATTTGGTTAAATAATCTGTTGGTTGGCTTGACATTAATCTAATATATTAATGCTATTTTATTTTATACACCATTATTAAAAGATAATTTTATATCACACCTAAAATCAGAAAATAGTGTATAACTTATCTCCTAAAGAGTAAATGATAAGGATGAAAATATTTATTTTATTGAAAATATTTATTTTATTGAAAATATTTATATTATGATGAAATTTTGAATTAAAATAATACCATTATATTATATATGGCAGGTGGTCTTATGAATCTTGTAGCAACTGGACAACAGAATATAATTTTAAATGGTAACCCTCAAAAAACATATTGGAAAGCCACATATAAAAAATATACTAATTGGGGTAAACAAAACTTTCGTTTAGATTATAATGGTACACCTTCTTTAAGTCTCACAACAGAATCTACATATAATTTTAAAGTTAAGCGATACGCCGACCTTTTAATGGATTGCTATATTTCAATTAATCTACCTACTATTTGGAGTCCTATAATGCCACCACAACCTATTTATGATTTGTCTGAAAATATAATAGGATATACCGATTGGGCTCCATATAATTTTCAATGGATTAAAGATATAGGAGCTCATATTATTAGTCGAATTACTATTACTTGTGGTAATCAAAAATTGCAAGAATATTCTGGAGAATATATTTTAGCATCGTGTCAAAGAGATTTTTCGCAAAAAAAAATGGAGTTATTTAATGAAATGATTGGCAACGTTACTGAATTAAACGACCCTGCCAATTATGGAGCACGTGTTAACGCTTACCCTAATGCTTTTTTTGAAGGAACTGATGGTAACCCAAATCCTGCTGGAGCTCAACCCTCTATAAATGGTAGAAATTTAATGATACCATTGGGTGCTTGGTTTAATTTAGTTTCAACACAAGCATTTCCTTTAGTCGCACTTCAATACAACGAATTACAAATAAGTGTATCATTTCGACCTATAAACGAATGGTTTACAATACGTGATGTAATG